AGATATCTTTTAGTTTTACGAGAACGAGGTTTAGGTGGTTTACATTGAATCGCAGGTTTAATTTCAATCATGACTTTCTTACCAGAACTAGTCTTAACTAGAAAATCAGGAAAATATCTATGAACTTTTTTATCAATAGGACTAACATAGGGTACAAACATTTCTTCACTTGCCCATTCTACAATGTCTGGATTCCTATCACAATAAGACATAAACTTTCTCTCCCAAGAAGAACGATAGATTATCTTACGACTATCGCCAACATACTTCTTAGGATTGTTAGGTCTAAAGACACCCTTATATGGTGCTCTATAAGTTTTATTCTTTTTTGATGTACTCATATGACTATTTATCGTATAAATATAAGTAATAACAAGAGGTAAATATGTCTATATTACGAAACATGTCTAATCTATTATTTGGTGTTGATAGAGTATCAAACGAAATAACAAACGAGCCACCAAGATTACTAGCAAAAAGAATGGCAAAATCATCTAAGTTAAGACTAGGTGATAGTGATATAAAACCTTTATCAGTAGACCCAATGTCATTTGACTATCACTACTACCCACAAGAAGTAGGTCAATTAGGTGATGGTCATTATATGAAATTTCATATATTTGAAAATGTAAAAAGCACAATAGAAACACCTAAAGCAGTACCTAAACAAAAAGTGCCGTCTATAGATGATGAAGTAGGCAAACTAAAAGATAAAGCTTCAAAGGCAATAGAAAAAGAAGGTAAGAATTTATTATCAGGTTCAGTAAACAATGTACAAGGTTATTTCTTTAACAAAGATGGTTCATCAACAGACGCTGTAAAAGAAGTTATAAATTCTGTGCCTAGTGCAGCTGAAGTAGCGAAAAAGGCGTCAGAGATAAATGCTAAACCTAGAGATAAATTTGAATCAACACATAAAAGATTATCACAATCAATAATTTTATACACACCACCTGAAACTAAATTTGGTTATAAGGCAAACTATACGGATGCAGAAACAGGCATGTTAGGTGGTCTTGCAGGTGCAGAAAACTTTACACAAATGATGAGTGCCGGTGGGGCAGGACTTGCTAACATGTTATCAAGTGCAATGCAAATAGTATCACCAGGTATAGGTGGTCTTGCAACTAGGGCGTTTGGTAAAACTACAAACCCAAACATGGAGTTAGCATTTGAAAGCGTACCATTTAGAAGTTTTACATACCCATTTACATTCGCACCTAAGAATCATCAAGAACTACAACAAGTGCATAAGATTATAGAGACATTTAAATTTCATATGTTACCTACATTATCAGAAGGTGAATCATTTTTTATAACACCTTCACAATTTGAGATAGAATATATGTATAGAAAAGGTAATAACAATTATATACCTAGAGTGGCAAAATGTGTGTTAGAATCTATGGATGTAGATTATGCACCTGGTGAAAAGTTTACAACATTAAAACCAGATGACCAAGGTGCTTCACCACAGATTATATCTATTAATTTACAATTTAAAGAAATGTTAATTCTAACTAAGAAAAATATTGCAGGTGGTTACTAATGTATTTTAGTAGATTCGGTAAAATACAGTATGGTTTTGATAAAGACAATTTTAAAATTGTAACAGATGTAATGAAACGAGTTAAAGTTAAAGATAAAGTTTTAAATGAATTTTCTTTATATGATAAGTATGATGTTCAATCAGGTGATACGCCTGAATCAATTGCATTTAAACATTTCGGCAATGCAGATTTTCATTGGGTGATATTACTTACAAATAATATTACAGACAGGTACTATGATTGGCCAATGTCAGAACAAGAATTTGAGGTCTTTTTAAAAGATAAGTATACAGAACCAGGTGGTATACATCACTATGAGATAACACAATCTAGTGGCAAACAAACAGGTAATGGGCCTACTGATTACTCACACAAAGTAGAAGTTAATAGTACAGTATCAGGTGCCCAATCAGTATCTAATAGAGAGTATGAACAAAGATTACAAGACCAAAAAAGATTGATTAAGTTATTAAACCCACAGTTTTTACAAACATTTTTAAGTGAGTTTAATGATTTAATAAGAGGATAGATTATGAGCATACAGGCACCTAAAGCAGGTGATTTTCAATTATCGACAAGAGTATTCCTTGCCTCATATCAAAGTGAGGTGGGTAAAAGTGAATCACTTAAAATAGATATAAGAGAAGCAATACAAGAGATTCAAATATTTGAAGGTATAAATTATGACACACTATCTGGCTCATTAGTCTTAGTAGACGCTGGTGGATTGTTAGATAAATTACCTATCACAGGTAATGAAGTATTAGAATTTACATTACATACGCCTGGGTTTACACTTGAAGATGATGTAACTAGAGGTTATGATTTTGTAACATATCCTATGTGGGTGAGTAAGATAAGAAATATATCTGAACCTAATCAAAATACTAAGGTATATGTTTTAGATTTTTTTAGTAAAGAGAGAATCAAAAGTAATCAGAGAAAAATAAGTAGAGCATTTACAGGTCCTATCTTTCGTACTGTACAATCAGTAATAAGAAACTATCTTAAAACACAAAAAGATTTTTTCTATGAGACAACAGCACCTACTGTAAAGTATGTAATACCTCAGAAATCACCACTAGATACAATAAAGTTTTTAGGCACAGAGGCAATATCAGAAAAATTTGAGAACTCTGGTTTCTATTTTTGGGAAACATCAGATGGTTTTAATTTCAAATCATTAGAGGCAATGATATCTAATTCATCAGGTAAAGCAAAACAGCCTGTAGCTGAATATACTAATTCACCTAAGTCTGATTCAGGTCAGATGTATAGAAGTAAAGAAGGACAAAAAGTAACAAAGGGTAATTTAGAAAAAGTATTTGAGTTTAGAATTTTAAAAAGATTCGACACATTAGAAAATATAAAACAAGGCACATACGCTAGTAAATTAGTAACCCTTGACGCCTTTACTAAAAGATTTAAAGAAGTAGACTTTAGTTATCCTCATGAGTATACAAAATCAAATCACATGGGGCAAGAACAAACACCTGATTCACCGTTTACAGGTATCATGCCAGTATATAAGTATGAAGAAGATAAACTACTATCAGATTTTCCTAATGCAAAGAGAATGTTTACCTCATCTACTATAGGTATGCATGATAAGAAACAAGATGATGGCACAATAACTGCCATTGAGACTGCTGATGTAGAAAACACATTACAAAAAAGTATGGCACAAAAGAATGCTTTTAATTCATTTATGATAGAAATAGTAGTACCAGGTAATACTGCCGTAACAGCAGGTTCAGTAATTAAATTTACCACACTATCAGGCGGTGGCAAAGATAATGAACTATTAATAGACCCATTTTTATCAGGTAATTATCTAGTAACAGAAGTTAGACATCTAGCACAAACAACACCACAAGGTATACACACAATGACTTTGACATGTGCTAAAGATAGTGTTGGCATAGAATATATACCTAATGATAAAGAGGTACTAAATACAGATATACTTGCAAAAGGTAATGATTTCAACCAATTTGATATTGAGGAAGTATGAATCATAATAATTTTATAGGCATGGATGGATTCTTGTGGTTTTACGGTGTAGTAGAAGACAGACAAGACCCTTATATGATTGGTCGTGTTCGTGTCAGATGTTTTGGTCATCATACAGGCAATAAGACAACATTACCTACAGCAGATTTACCTTGGGCACAAGTTATGCTACCTGTTACATCAGCAGGTATATCAGGCATAGGACAAACACCTCTAGGACTTGTAGAGGGTTCACATGTATTCGGATTCTTTAGAGATGGCGAGGCGAGACAAGAACCTGTTGTAATGGGTTCACTACCTGGTTATCCTACTGAACAAGCAAACACAGAGAAAGGTTTTTACGACCCTAATGGTGAATTTCCTAGATATAAAAATGCACCTGATACTACACAATTAGCAACCATGATAGAATATAATCCAACTCAGCATGCAAGTATAACTGCTGATATAGATGTATTTAATAGATTTCAAAATGTAGGTACTGCTGTTGTGGATGCTATGCCACTTGCTAGTCAGTTTATATCTAAAGGTTCATCATCATTATTTGGTTTTGTTGCAGATATTATTACATCACAGGTGGCAAGTGCATTAGGTAGTAATATATTAAACACAGTAGGTGGTTCACTAGCAGGATTTACAACAAGTAATTTTCCCATGTTGGCAAACTTACCATCACAATTAGGAGATTTAGCAGAGGGAGTTACTGGTTTTATATCTGGAACAGGTGAATCATTATTAAAAGGAGTAGGATTAACGCCTGAAAGATTAACAAATGCCGCTGTATCAGTACAACAAGGATTGTCTGGTGTATTAGATGTAGATTTATTTTTAGATGAGGCATTAGACACTACACAATTAAAAGCATTAGGTGCTACAGCACTAGGAATTGACACAACATC